TTGGTAGACTGTTAGGACAAGGTTTGAATCTTGTGATAGATGCATTTGGTTTGTTATTTGATGCTATCAGAGTAGTGGTAGACATAGTGACATCAACTGTGGATGCTTTTATATCAATGAAGAACACTTTGGTAGAAGTGGCTAATGGTGTAGTAGAGTTCAAAAACAAAGTCACAGGCAAGTTCACTGAAATGAAAGATGAAGCCATTGATTCTGCAAAAAGTTTGTATGAAGGAGTCACAGGTTGGTTCAGCGAAACTGAACACGAGGTTGTAGGTGGTTCAATAGTTCCTGATATGGTTGACGGAGTATTGAGAGAATTCCATAGAATGGAAAGAGACACAATAGCTTCAACAAGATCAATGAGTGAAGGCACAACTCAGATAATGAGAACAGAATTCAGTGACAGCAATTTACAACACATAATGGTAGATCCAGTTGATAGAGCAACATCATCAGTATCTGGCTCATTTAATAAAATGGAAAATTCTATATCAAGCAATATTGCTGGAGTGTTAAAAGGCACAAAGAGTTTCAAAGATGCTTTGATTGATTTAGGTTCACAAGCCATCACAGGAGGTCTTGGCAACATTATCTCAGGTGGAGGATTTGGCGGCGGAGGCGGCGGCGGAGGACTTGGCGGCATAATAAGTTCTGTTGCTGGCAGTTTCTTTGGAGGCTTATTTGCAGATGGTGGAAAATTAGCCAAAAACAAATTTGGTATAGTTGGAGAACAAGGACCAGAATTAATAACTGGCCCTGCAACCATAACACCTTTATCAAAAAATAGTTCAGGTGTTTCTCCTGTGTTTAATTTTAACATCACAGGAAACCTAGGAACAAATACATCAGGCACAGTCACACAAACTGATTTAAATAGAATGGCTGGCAAGGTATTAGAAGAAAGTATTAAAATAATGTCAACACAAGGGAGATTTGCATAATGGCGGCTAACACAACATCAACTGCACATCCATCACCCACTGATACAAATTCAAATGCTATATCAGTTGGACCAAGTGTGAACTCAACGGTTGAAACAGAAATAAGAATGGACATATTAGAATTTGGAGATGGCTTTGCACAAAGGATACCAGATGGTCCAGATAACTTAAGAAGAATTTACACGATAGTTCACGAAAACTTGAACACGGCAGATGCTAACCTGTTAAGAGAATGGTATGAATTTTACAGCAAAGGTCAGACAATAACTGCACCTACAACTCCCACTGATGGAACAACAAGAAATTACTATATCAAAGAATTCAATGAACAACGATCAGGTCCTTTGCTACACACATTCACGGCGGTGCTTGTAGAGGATCAATAATGCCAAACTTTCTAAATGATTGTAAAAACATAAATGAATATACTCCTATAGAGTTATACAAATTTGATTTTTCTACAATCACTCCTAGATTTTTTGATGCTGTTTCTACAACAGCTTTCTTGACACCACACAGGCAAGCAAATGGATCAAACATTGTAATGAATGGACAAACATTCACTCATTGTGCTATGAACATAGAAGGCATATCAAGTGAACTTGGTGCAAGGCCTTCAAGACCAATTTTAAAAATTAACAGGAAAGTGTTTGAAGCATTGACACCTGTTGCGGCCATTGAAACAAGTTGGACAGGATTAGGAAACTTACCACCCTTTCCAATGAGAGGTATAAAAGTAGAAAGATTCTTGACTTTACACGATTACAATGGTGACAGCGATTGGACAATGACCAGTGATCAGAGTTCAGGCACAGCGGCACAGAAAGCCGCCAAGCATACTGCGGTTTTACAGAGTGGAGTGTTGCAAAGATACTTCGTAAATGGTATTTTAGATACCACAGGACATTTATTAGAATTAGAATTAACACCAGCAATAGGTCTAGAACAAAGAACAACAGCAAACAGAAAAATGCCAACTGGTCTATGTAGTTTGAGATATAGAAGTTATATGAATGCCGCTTTCGTTTACACACCAATTGAAGATGGTGGTTGCCCATATGGACAAACAAACAACCAAGGCGATCAAGCAACATTCACAAACTATTTCAACAGAGCAAACCAAACAACCAGTGATGCATCACAAGACTATTGTAATAAAACAGCTAGAGCTTGTAAGCTGAGATGGGATCCTTCAAACAATGGATCACCTATACCATTTATGGGACAATTCAAAGCAGGCTCACCAGGAACAAAAAGAAAGGACGATAGATAATGGCTAACATAAAATCATCAAATGATCCTTTTAATTCAATAAAGACAACTGCCATAAGTTCAACTAATGCTATCAAATCAAAAGACAGAGATGTTGTAGCAGGAGATCTTGTTGACAAACAATTCTACTCAGGTGAAGCATCAGATACCACATCTGTAAAAATACCAATTGTTTATGGAACAGTTCTAACCAAAGGTGTCATCATAGATGAAAAGACTGTTAGTGACATTGGAGGATTTACTGGTGGTAATGAAAAAGACATAATCAATTATAAGAATTACAAGATATTGATCAGTGAAGGTGATTGCAATGGTATCAAATCAAATATATTAAATCACACAATTATCAATGGTGTTCCTTTACAAGATCCAGATGATTCAAGCATTGTAGAACTTGCAGGTGTAGAAGTCAAAGAACAAAAAACCACAACAAGTTCAAGTTGGGGTGCTTCATCAAATCAATTCAGTAGCAGAAGCAAAGATGTTGATATCAGTCCTTTTAAATCAGGCACTACTAATCTTGCAACTTCTATTATAAACAAAGGTGGTTTCTTGCAAGGACTAGCAGATGTATCTGCCACATTGACAAACAATCATATCTTAAAATTTGATACAGCTTCAGACAAGTTTGTATCTTCTCATATCAATGATGCCATCAACGATGTAGGACTTTATATCACATCATCAACACAACCATATGGTGTTGTATCATCACCATCAACTTGGATATTACCAACAGCAGGACAATTCACAGTCACACTGGCAACAGACAACAGAAAGACTCAAACACCATTTAGATGGTGGAAAGCTGGATCCAATGCAGGTGGGGCTGGGTTCTCAGTAGATACCACAAGTTATCAATCATCTGTTTTACATCTAGATGCTTTAGCAAGACCAGATTTATTGATGTATGAAAATTCTACATACACATTCACTTGTAATAGTCTAGGATCAGGAAATGGATTCTATGTTAGTTTAAATGGCACAGATGAATACACAACAGGAGTTGAAAGTTCAGCTGTTGCCCACGGGACTACAAAAACAGAAAATGGAACATTCACAATAACACCATCAGCATCAACACCAAGAATACTTTATTACAGAACACAAGCGGCAATAAACACAGGTGGTAGGATATTGGTAAGGGCGGTAGATTAATATGACAACTTATGTAAGAGCACCATCAAGTGGATCAACAGCAGGAGCATCACAATCATTAGATGTAAAATTTAATGAAGATGTTCTTATCCATACAGCGGCAAGTTCTACTCAAGCTCAATTGAGTTCTCTAACAATTTCAGGAATGGAAGACTATGAACTCACTTGGTTTGGTCTAGCAATTGGTGGTAATACATCAAACATCACTTCTACAACTTTTGATATAGATATAGATAACACAGGTATGACCAAAGCATTTGACAGTTCTACTGGAGCAGATTTTGATTTAACAATTTCTAAAAGTGCCCCAAGTGATTCAAATGCCCCAGCTATGCTTGACAGAGTGTTTCCTATTGTGGAAAGTGATTATCATACTTTTTCAAATGCAACTGCATCAACATATTCAGAAGCATTCAAAGAAATATGGACAGGTGGTAAACTCACAGGGGACACATCAGATGATGCCTTTTCAAGTTATGCTCACAGTGGTATAACTTTAGATTTTGCAAATTCACCAATGGGCACAGGTGGACACAGATTTAGTAATGACAACACCAATATATTGTTCTTAGGTTTTTGGGGACCTGGTAGATATGTTAGAGAAGCGGCCAAAAGAATTAAAATAAGACCAACATCAAACACTGGTGATGAATATGTGTTAATGGCCTGTGTGAGAACAGAAACAACTGACACAGCATTTTCTCCTGTGGCAAGATTGAGAGAAGCGACAGGATCATATGCATCATTGGGTGTCACAATACCTGGTGAATCAGGTTCATCATTTATATTTGACAAAGGTGAAGAGAATGACACATTCACAGCAACACACAAAGACAGCACAACAGGTTTATTAAACAATGTGGTATATCCACACACTTCATTGATCCAATTGAGTTATCCAAGACCTTCTACATTTACTGATGATGAAGACACAACAACATTTTCATTCATATACGAAGGAAAGAAAGTCACCAACTTCTCAGCTGGTCCAAGCAATCCAGGAGAAGATCCTACGATAGGATCAGATGCACACAGTTCAACAACTGCATTGGTGGCACACGATTACATAACCAACAAGAGATATGGTCTAGGCGAAATGGTCCTTGATGTCAACACAACAGGTCAAGCAAGTGGTAATGAACAAGCGGCAAAGGTAAACAATCAATTGTTTGAAGCCAAGATAAGATGTGAAGATGCTTTGACGATAACAGCAACAGATGGAACAACATCCACACAGAACAGATATGCTTTCAATAGTGTGATTGACAGTGATTCAGACAAGTTTGAAACACTATCTAAGATATTGAACAATATGCACAGCGATTTCTATTTCCACAATGGTTTCCTAAACATATATCAAGACAAACCAACTGAACCTGTGAAAATTGTAAATCAATCAAATGCACAAAACATCAAATTCACAGGTAGAAATCATTTACCAGAAGTGAACACAATGTATGTCAAATATAACAATGAAAGAAAAATGTTTAGACAAGATATTGCATTTGATGAATTGAGAGATCAGTTGAATACTGGTATGCCTGTGGTATCCAAAGAAGTTATCACAGAAGGTATAACAAACAAACACCAAGCATTGAGACATTCAAGATACCTACTTGAAAATGCAAGAACCAAAAATGAATTTGTATCATATACAGCTGGTGCGGATCACAGTTATATGAAACCAGGTGATTTGATATATGCTGACTCAACAGAAGACAATGGTAAAAAACACTCAGGTAGGATTCTAAGTATATCAGGCACGACTGCCACAATAGATGGTGCTATTGAAATAAATGGTAGCAAAGGTTATAGACTTTTGATTGAAAATGGATTCACTGGTTCAAATCAATACAATGCACACGAACAGACTGTGGTCAATAACACAATATTTGAAACAAGTTTAATAATTCCTTTTTCAGGAGCCACAACAGAACAGACAACATTACAATTAGGTAGTGTGACAGGATTGAATGACATCAATGCTGGTAAATCTGCCTTGACTGATTTTAGAGGTCAGGCATTTATATTGATTGAAGATACTGCACCTGCAACAAAACCTTATCAACAAGAAAAGATTTATAAAATTACAAGCATAACTGAAACAGCACCTTTCGTATATGAGGTGGTGGCACAGAGATATGATCAAGACAAATGGATCACTGTGGACGAAGGTTATTTCTTTGGTTATCAATTAACAGAAAGTCTAGCAACAGGATACACGGAAACATAATATGGCAACACTCAACATACCAATCACATTTACACAATTCTCACCTTATGTGAGAGGCACGGTGACTTATGAATGGACAGACACAGCGGCAGTGAGTGCGGTATCAGGTTTCAATGCTTCTGCAGATGGCATATCATCTGTGACAACAAATCTATCAAGTGCCAATGTTGTTGTTGCATTTGATTCCAATGTTGATGCCACTGTTAATCTCACAGCCTGCACATCAGGAGCACAATTGACGGTGCCAGCTGATTACAACAAAGACATACTTTTAAGAATCACATCTGACCTGCAAGTGGGACAGGTGCATTCAGCCACATCAACGGCAAGAAGAATTGTAAAACACACTTTCGTGGGAACATCAGATTCAATATTCACAAGTTCACCCGCAAATCCTAGTTTCACTGATATTGAAGCTATATCAGGCACAACAAAAAGCCTTGGAACATTTTCAGTCAATGATGTTGATGCAGGTTCACCAACATATTCAGCAACATTGACATACAGGAAAGATCTAGGAACAATAACATATTCAGATGCAGGCCTTGTTAATTCAAGTAGTTCATCTAAAGATGTAATATCATCAACAAATGTATCAGCTCTCAACACGGTGTTAAGCAATATGCAATATGTTCCAGATGTGAACGGCAACCCAGTGACAAATCAAAATGCCATTGTAGGAGACACACTCACATTGTCAATGGAATCAACTGCTGACAAAAAGATTGTTGGAGGACAAAATGTCAACATCACAACCTCAGTATCAGACACCATACAATTAACTAATACTGCAAGTTCTTTAGCATTTACTGAAGCTGAAGTCACACAGAACACAAGAAAAGCATTTGGAACAAATATTGGAGTTAGTCCTGTGTTCAACAATCCAGGTCTTACTGTTAATTGTAAAATAACATATGACAAAACAAAAACAACCATAGTATATCCTGATACCAGTATAGTGGACAGCACACAACCCACACACGACACACTTTCGTCAACCAATATGGCAACAATCAATACTGCTTTACAGACAATGACGGTTCAACCAGTTGAACAAACATCAGGCGATGATAAACAAGGAAACTTCACTGGACAAACTTTAACAATAGATTTATCAACATCTCCTGTCGTGACGATTGGTTCAAGCACAACCACATTGAGCTACACAGCAACAACTGACAGTGAAATGGCAACACCAACCGCCATAGCATACACAAGAATGACACCGTTTAACTTACAAAATTATTCAATTGTAGATGGAGGCGGTGGAACAGGTGCAACAGAAATATATGCTTTGGTTTTTGATCCAAGTGAAGATGTAGGAACAATTGAATTGGCAAAAAATGATCACTCAACAACAGAAAATCCAACCACACTAGGATCATTGACCACACTTGGTTTGAGTGCATCAACATTCAGCATATATCAAGGAACAGGTGCAGAAAGTGAGATCAGTTCTAATGCTGTTGTGATGCAAGGATCTAAAGCAGATCTCAATACCGTGTTTGGTATAAACAGCAGAGGAACACAAGGAACAGATACCTTTATAGGTCAATATGGTAATCTAAAAATGAATCCATATCAAAGACAAGTGGCCACTATTTCAGGAGCCACTCAGGCTGATCCTGTGGTGGTGACGGCAACAGGTCATCCTTTTGTCAATGGTGAATTTGTTTCAGTTAGAAATGTAGTTGGTATGACTGAATTGAATTCTCAAACACCAGAGGCGACCACAGCAGGTGGTGACGGTCGTATGACAGGTAGAAGTTTTTACAAGGTAGCAAACAAAACCACAAACACATTTGAATTACAAAGCATCACAGGAACAGATGTTGATTCAACAGGTTTTACTGCTTATGGTTCAAGTGGAACAGTTGAAGGAATATTCAATCCTGGATTAAAACTTTGTCCTAAATTTAAAAATCAAGATCAGGCTTTGACAAATGGCACCTATGATATGAGATTGTATAGAGCACCACACGGCACAAGTAGTTCATTAGATATCAACAGCAACTTTGGAACCTTTACCAAGATATTTGAAAAAACAGGGACAGCATTGACAGAATCAGGAGTTGGTTTTGGTGTCAGAGATGGTAATACAGGTAGTGTTGGTGCAGAGTTTAGAGATGGCACCAGTGCCCGTTCAGTTAGTTTTAGTCGTTCAGGTAGTTCTAACACTATCACACCAGTCGCTGAAGGATCAGGCCTTGGTATCAATGTTATGTTTACCGCTACTTCACCAGACTTCTTTAGTTTAGATATGAGAGACAATAAAACTTATGTTGGCAGGCTATTTTTAGAAACAGATCAGATGTTAGAAGATGTTGCTGAGAATGTAGGAAGAGGCAGTAGTTCATTTAACTTTGGTGGTGGAAACACCTGGGACAGCGGTGATGAAACATCAGGTGGTGCAACATCATTATTCTCTACTGATGGATTTAATGAAGTTGGTAGGAGAGGCGGCACACTCAATGAAGTAGCATTATTCTTAACATCAACAGTTCACACATTAGGTGGTGGTAGATCTGGTGCAAACACAGGACCAGGAGTAGGGTCAACTTGGAAATATCGTTTTTCACTTGAAATAACCAATGGTGGAATACAAACAGATTTATCTAAGGTGACTTTCTTTGATGTAGATGTCACAGTAGTGACATAAAACTAAATACTTAATATAACAGGAACTAAATTATGCCAGCAGGAACTTTAAATTTAACAGTAGAACAAGGAGCAACATTCGTCAACAATATGACGGCAACTGTTGACGGTTCTACAGACATAACAAATTTCACTTTCACAAGTCAAGTGAGAACAGAAGCCATAAGTGATCACATATTGGCCACATTCACAGTGACAAAAACAAACAACTCAGCAGGTGAATTCAACATCAGCTTGACAGACACACAGACGGCAAGTTTACCAGTGGGAACACACAAATGGGACCTTGTATTTGTTAATTCTGGTGATAGTTCTAGAACAAGATTATTAGAAGGCAATTGCACGGTGACAGCACAGGTCACAAGGAGTTAATATATGACAACAACAGTTTCTACATCAGGTTCAGTCACTAGCATCACAGTTCAAACAGGAACACAGAATGTATTTTCAAATGTTGCCACAGATTCAGGCACAGTGGTTGTTGATTCAACTGTTGATACATTAACGATATCAGGTGGTGAAGGTATTGACACAACAGGAACAGCTGGCACAGACACGATCACTATCGCTGGAGAAGATGCTTCAACAAGTAATAAAGGTATTGCAAGTTTTTCAAGTTCAAACTTTGATGTTAGTTCAGGTGCCGTTTCATTGAAAGCAAATGGTATAAATGACACACATTTAGATTTTGGAACAGGAACAAATCAAATAAACACAGATGATTTAACAGAAGGTTCAACTAATTTATACTTCACAAATGCCAGAGCAGATGCAAGAATAACAGCCGCAGACACAGATGCATTATCAGAAGGAAGTTCAAACTTATATTTTACAAATGCCAGAGCAGATGCAAGGGCACAATTGAAAGTTGATGCTTTGGTTGACTCAGCACCAGGTGCCTTAGACACATTAAACGAATTAGCGGCGGCATTAGGAGATGATGCAAGTTTTTCAACAACTGTCACCAACTCTATTGCAACAAAATTAGCAACATCAGATTTCAATTCTACATTTGACACAAGACTTGGAACAAAAGACACAGACAACCTATCAGAAGGTAGCTCAAACTTGTATCACACAACAGCAAGAGCAAGAGGTGTTATTTCAGCCAGTGGTAGCCTAGCTTATAATAGTTCTACAGGTGCTTTGAGTTATACACAAGGTTCTATTGATGCTGATTCAGTCACAATAACAAATTTAGAATTAGACAACTTGAAATCAGGTGTTTTAGACACAGATATTTCAAGTGTGGCAGGAACTGATACCACAATAGCATCAGCGAAAGCGATCAAGACTTATGTGGATGCACAGATACAGACAAAAGACAACAGTGATGAGATCACTGAAGGTTCAACTAATTTATATTTCACAAATGCAAGGGCTGATGCCAGAATAGCGGCGGCAGACACAGATGCATTATCAGAAGGTAGCTCAAACCTGTATCATACAACAGCAAGAGCAAGAGCGGCAATATCAGCCAGTGGTAGTTTGGCATACAACAGTTCAACAGGTGCTTTGACATACACACAGGCGGCCATTGATGCTGACAGCACAACAGTTTCAAACCTAGAAGTGGACAACTTCAAAGCGGCAACGATAGTGACAGCATCAGAAGGTATTGGTAGCAACGACAACGACACAACCATTCCAACATCAGCGGCAGTAAAAGCATATGCTGATAGTGTAGGCGGCGGTGGATCAGGTGACATAACATCTGTGGTAGCAGGAGCAGGTCTAACAGGTGGTGCAACAACAGGTGATGCAACTTTGAATGTCGTAGGAGGAACTGGTATAACAGCCAATGCCAACGATATAGCAATTGATGCCACAGTGGCCACACTGACAGGTTCACAGACCTTGACACAAAAAGTTTTAACAAATCCAACAATCAATGGCTTTACTGGCACAGGCAGTGGCAGTATAGCAGGAAGTTTAAGTGTTTCAAACACATCATCTACTCCTTTATTAACAATTACAACTGATGAAAATGGAGCAGGAGAAGGTCCAGTTTTTGATCTAAGCAGAAGTAGTTCTAGTCCAGCAGATAACGACCTTATTGGAGTGTTAAACTTCAAAGGTAAAGACGATAGTGACACACAAACAACATATGCTTCTATCAAAGCAAGAATAGTAGATGTCACATCTTCTGGTTCATCACAAGACGGTAATTTAGAATTCAATGCACTTGGAACAAATGGTCAAATGATTTTCAACAACAATGCTACATTCATAGACGACAAGTATCTACACTTTGGCTCAGAGTTTGATGCATACATAGGTTGGGATAATTCAAGTAAAAGATTAGTATTTGAATCAAGAGATTATGGAACAAGTTCATCAGGCAAAGGTGACTTAAGGATCAAAGTAGACAACAAACTTGAACTTTTCGCAGGTAGAGACCAAGATGGAGAAGGTGATCTAGAACTTAGAGCATTTGATGAATTCCAATTCAGAAAAGGAACAGCTTATGCCAAGTGTGCATCAGATGTTCAAGCAACAACAAACGGAACAACATCAGTCACACTTAACAGAGCATTGACACAGGGTGAGATCAATGCCTTTGATGCAAGTTCATTATACTTCTATGACAACACAAGTTTCAGCAACAGCAACAGAAGAACAATGAGCAACTACATCCAGGTCACTGGCAAAGGATCAGGATCAACACCCACACTGACATTGGATTCAGCAGTATCTAATCTATCAAATGCTACACACACTGGCAGACACTTGATGTTTGAATCATCAGCTGTGGTAGTAAATGTAGATGGATCT